CTTTGGCGGGCTAGGAGGCTCATCCAGGAAACCCAAACTGAGAGCGACTCTATCTGGAGCGATCTCATTGACATGTTCCACGAGTTCCCTTGGGTTGTTGGAGCCTTCATGGGCCAAGTTGTCCTTATTGAGGAACTCATCAAGTGGGTTGTGCCGTACGCTGACCACGCAATGGTCATCTTGGAATACGTCAGCGCAGCACTCAAATTCGGCCCGCAGGCAGCTGTTGTTCTGCGGGCCCCCATGACGTTTATACATTATATGTGGAGGGTTAACAAACCTTTTGGGTTTATTCTCCACTGGGTGTGGAACATGTTTTTAATTCAACAATCTATGCGCCATTTTGGTGCTGGGTTGGTGCCTAAGTGGTCTTTAATAATAATGGCACTGCTCGGAACCATATGGTACCTTTACGTGCGCAAGGATAGCACCTACACTGAATTCATGCGCAATTATCGTGATGGTCGTGGCACTAGTATGGCCGCCGGCATGTTTCCAGTAGCCAGGCCCATTTACCTTCCCACCACCACCGCCAAAACTACTGACCCGCCCGTGCATGCAAATGTCAAAATTGACATGACGCGGACCAAATACACAGATACTGAAAATAAGGTTGGCATGGTCTGGGGTGTCCCTCAATTTCCCCCAGTCGTCTTCTCAGCCAACACCAATAATGAGTATTCAGCCGTCGCGCGGGCTTACCAGCCTACCGTTTTCGATCCCGACCTAATTCCGCCAATCGAGGCTTCCCATATTCGAAAGTGGTTCACAAGCATTGGGACGCCCGTGGTTATCAGCCCGGCACGGATCACTTTGCCAATTCGCAACATTGTTAACGCACCCAACTGGACTACATGGATCGCGCGGTATCCACAATTTAAACGCGTTGAGTTGGAACTGAGTGCTGACAAGATTAACACCGGGCTATTCCCAAACAACACCATTGACTCATTCACCAAAATAGAAAAGCTTTCCATTATGGATCCGGACGGTACTAAGGACAAGATTCCACGTATGATAAATGGCACCAGCAAAGACAACAATGCCCTACTTGGGCCTTGGGCTAACGATGTTGCTAAACAATTGTGTGCCGCTCTCAACCCGTCCGGCCAGATCCACCTAATGTTGGATGGGGATGTTGTTGGACTCTGTAAAGCCGTCCAGGAGTTCGATGGTGACGATGTGTATTGGGTCGAAGCTGATGTTTCTAAAATGGATGGTAGTTATGTCCCAGAAGGTTTACAACTCATATATGAGTTTTATCGAAACATCGGATTACCTGAAAAGCTCGTCAATTACTTGTCGACGAGCCGTGCCAAAAGAAATTGCTACAGTCGACACGGCGTGAGTTTCGTCTTGCGACACAAACGGGCTTCAGGGGAATCCGACACCGGTCTGGGCAATACCATTGAAGATTTGATTATATTTCTGTTAGCCTGGGG